ATGCTTCGCCTAAAGGTTTTAAAAGAAAGTCATCTAAATTCTTTACTACTGTTTTAATATTAAGAGATGCTGCACCAAGTAACATTGACATACCTGATGCAGTTCTAGTCATACTCTGTACCCCTGTTTGACCATGAGAGTAGCTAGGTATGCCTGTCTGTTCATCTGCAAGCTGTCTAAATTTATCAAACATCTGCATATTTTCAATAGTAGTATTAGGAAATTTAATTCCGTAAATACTTTGACCCGGAACTCCTGCTTGCCTTCTAAAAACTTTACCGGGATATAGCTCCATTGATTGTCCACCTATAAGAGCAGACTCATCGACATCAAAAACTACAGAGCCACTTAGCGCAAGATTATCAATAGCCATTCTTGCATGACCATTCATAATCTGTTGACTATCATCCATATTCTCCGCTACGCCTATCCCGAAGAAACTGTAAGGATTTTTTTCATAAGGGAAAGAATTGTATGGGAGTCTGTAGGGGGTGAAAGGATTAACAACACAACGAAGAAGCTTACCATTACTAATCCATGCATTAATTTGAACTTCGTCAAGATCATCTACCTCATCAGGGAGTTCTATTCCTACTTCTCTTGCATATTGGGCATCCATTATTCCCCAATATTCTAATACTTCATAGAGATCTGCACCATACTCTTGATCTCTTTGATCATCTTTTAGTTCATGTTCGTAATCTTTTTCTTCGTAACTTGGCCCCATTATTAAACATTCTCTTATTTGATCTTTATCAAAATAAGGTACTTTAGATAAAGCTCTAAGTTGAGAACGATTTAATTTATGTCTATGAAAAGTATATTCACATTCATCTATTGAAGTTGCGTTTGGATCAGGAAAGAAATCCCAAATACTTACAAACTCTATACGAGGTACTCTAACCGACAAAGGTTTATAAATTCTTTTTCCTTCTTCATCTTTTTCGTATCTTGCTAAAGTTTTATTGAAGTTAAATGGCCCTTTAACTATACCTGTTCCAAATAATGTAGATTCAAATAGAGCGTTTCGTAATTCACTTGATCCATTTGATTCTTCTACTTGATCATGTATTAGTTTTTGCATTTGCCTAGCTGCTTCTTTAGCAGGAGACATTTCTAATACTTGAGGATTAGGAGATGGCCCATCTACAATATTAAGATCAGAATTTTCAACTTCTTCTTCAAATAAACCTTCGCCCGAAAAAGTAGCTCCTGGTTTTAATACTTTACCATCTCCTTCATATCCTATATCAAAAGGGCTTAAATTATTTTTTGGCTGTTCTTGAGGCTGTTCTGGTAAGCTTGTTTCAATATTAGGTGTAGGTTCTACATGAACATATTCTGAAATACCCTCTGGTATTTGTGTTTCTCTTACACCTATAGGAAACTTCCCTGTTCCAAATACTACATCTACAAGCTGTCCAAACGCTGCAAGAACTTTAGTTTTTGTTACCTTAATAAAAACTCTTGATTTTTCTGATTCTCTAAACTTTACATTTTTTGGATATAAACCTCTAAAGTTATGATAGGCTTGCATCCAACGTCTTTCATCAGATTCTCTAGCAGTTTCTGCATTAGCAAACCGATCCTCTATAAGCCCAACTAAGTTAGATTTAAGAGAATCGGTAAGCTCCATAGCCATTCCGCTTTCATCTTCTACTTCTGTAAAATAAAGACTATCAGCGTTTTCAATAAGCGTATTTTTATCTTCCATTAATTAGGACTCTTTATTGATCAGGAGTAGCACCTAAATGTAAGAACTGTACAAGATAAGTCACAGTTGTTGCTGCTGTACCTAAATCAGACGCTAGAGCCTTCAAACGAGCATGAAGTGTTCTAGCAGCAGATGTATAAAGTGTACCAGCAATTACAATTGCCTCTGAAGTAGCAGGGCCACCAACAACACCAGCAGTTGTAGATGTGCTTACAAACTGATTTGCCGCATGACCATGAGAGTTCTGGATGATATACAGTGGTGCATTAGCAGTCCAAGTTACTGCGGAGCCGCCATCATCAAGAATAGCTTTTTCATCAATAATTTGACCTCCACCTGCGGAAGTACCAAGGTCAAAGTCAAGATCATCTCCGCTGCTACCGCCTGTAACAATGTTACCTGCTGGTATAGCAATAAGGTTGCGAATGATTGTGTCTGCTGGTTGAGTAAAAGAAACATCTACGTTTGTACTGTGTGTAACTGCAATAGTTCCTGTAGTTACAGAAGTCCAAGAGGTAACAATATTTTCTGCTATCTCTCTTACATCTGCTGTTCTAGCAGAATTTCTACCTGTGTCTCTAACATTATATACTGGATTTGCCATTCTAGTTTCCTCGATTATATTATTAAATTATTTTACTAATAGCCAAATGTGCCATCAGCCGGGGTGTAAGCCTGTTCCAAATGTAGATTTCTTATTCTGCTAAATGAATCTTGTATTTTTGGTCTAGACATTATTAAATACCTTAAAGCATCATACGCATGGTCAGATGCTTTGGTATCTACATCTTCAGGATTGTTTTTATCCAGAGGAATACTTTGAAGTTCGCGTATCAGATTCGGACAATTATTAAATATCTGTATTTTGGGTCTGCCGTTTTGCTGTAACTTCAAGTATTCATGAATTTGTATTTTACCCTGAATTCTGTTTTTATCGGCCCTACGGAGCTTGTGACCTGCACGAATCAGCGTTTCTCCTACTGTAGGGCCAGTTGTTCCTGTTCTACTCCAACAAGCTGTATCTAAAACTCCTGATACAGAATAAGGATCTTCTAATTCCATTTCTGTTAATACTTGTCCTAATTCTAAGCCTGTTAGATTTTTACGATATAACTCTCTGTAAATTATTAAAGTTCCATCATTACCATCTACTGCTCCCCATACACAAGCACTTTCAGAAGCATAACCATAGTCTATTCCTTTTACTCTTTCCCAATTAACAGGGATTTCAAAAGGAGGAATAACATGGTGATCAAAATCAAACTCTGTAAATGCTGCCCCCTCTGCTACATCCCAATTACCCTCTAGTAATTGTTTGCGTTGAGTAGGAGGCAACGCATTTAACATCTGCTCATATCTGCCATCTTTAGCAAGATATGGGTTGTCTTGTAGTCTTGCAGGTATAAACTTTCTGCTTAGACCATCATTTCCTATAAATGATTCGTTTGGAGGAAAAGGATTTATATATCTGTTTTTTACCCAGTTAGCTCCAACTCCTCCGGGATTTGCTGTACAGCGCATATAGGGAATAATTTCTGAGTCAGTAGTTCTTAAACGTGATGCTAAGTAATTCCAACTAAACTCTGTGGGTAAATGAGTTATCTCATCAAACCCTATCCAACTATATGCTTGTCCTTGATAGCGATAAACATCTGCATCTCTTTCAAGGAACCCAAACTCTATCTTTGCACCGCTAGGAAAGTTCCAAAGTTTTTCTACTTCACGATATTTACAACCGGGAAATGCTTTAGGATATAACTCTCTAGATTTATCTATTAGCTCTCTTAGTTCTGGCATAGACCTTCTAAGTATTAAGGCTCTATGTGCTGCTCTACTAGCGTATCTAAGAGGATCAACAAGCATAGCATAAC